CTACGCGTAAAATATTTATAACCGCGGTATAGTTCGTGCTATATCGTTAAGGTTAAATTTTTCTTTGTGACGTTCGTGCGTCTCAAATGGCTACTACTGATTTTGGTCCTTTAAGTGTTGCGTTCGCTGAGGCGTTCGCTGAGGGTATTCAAGAAGATACTCAACGATTACTGTTAAATGAACTTACGGCTACTGCTGAACGTACTGTTCTGAAGTCTAAACTAACTGAAGGTATTGTTACGAAAATACATAATCAAGCTGCCGAGAAGTTGCGCTTGAAGAAAATTACTATTCATATCAACTTGTCTGAATCCGATAAGCGCGTTTTGAACGCCTCTTTTCCGCAATTTCATATTTCTTACTCTAATACTAATATCGAAGCTCACGGATTTTCTCACGCTCACCGAATTTTGGAATACTATACTTGTCTATCGAACGTCGGGTATACATTTACCAAAGACGTCAGGTCATCCTATGATTTTACTATCAAAGATGTAGGAGGGAACTTACGGTTCCACATTTACAGAGGTTTTAACTCTATTCACTGTTGTCTACCTCTGTTGTCTCATAATGACCATCAACGTATGTCGGCGGCTTTAGTCGACTTACGATCAACATCTCTAAAAGTTAACTATCAACGTAGATTAATCAACGACGCTATATCACCCGAACATAAAATATATTGTAATAATAAATCTCAACATTGCAAATATACTGCTCCTTTTTTGATTGCTATTCATTCGTTGTACGACATGACCGTTACGGATATTGCCGATTCTTTAACATCTGCTAAAGCTGAAAGGTTAGTTGGGACTATGTTTTTTTCTTACGATATGCTTTTTAACGAACGGGGTTATATCCGTAACCATAATTTAAGCTGGGTTAAACGTCGTAAAACGAAGGGATATGGATATGAATTGGTCTTTAATTTCGATAATGATTTCCAAGAGCCTTACGTACACGACTATGACGTTTATTTATCCAAATTACGTACTGTTTTTTTCTTTGACTCTACTCATAAAAATGCCTATCATTTACAAATAACGTCGTTTATAAATAATATATTGTTTATTAATATAACACGTGATCAAACGGGGTATGCTCAACGTGAGACTATATACCGCCCAGTTTGTATTCCTCGGAACGGAGACGAAGTCGTTATACGATACTATACACCGAAAATCTCCGGGTATAATAATTTTAAACATTTGAAGAAACAATATATTACGGTACCGGTACAACTTTATGAAAAACAACTAGAAAATTTGCTTACCTTATCACAAGCTGATTTTACCTACCAAAAATCTCTGGAATATGCTTCTTCGTGTAATAATCGTACTATTATTAATGGGGTTTCTGTTTCTCAAAAAGCGAAGGTTGACATTGATACACTACATGTATTTGCCTTCGCTACTTATTTGTATGCGTATGAGAAGAAGTATGATTATGTTCGGACTATGTCTATTGTAAAAGAGGAGATTGATAGACACCGTAAGCCGTCCCCGTTTTCAGCATTCGTATCATCAATTTCGGATAAATTTAAAGCAAAAATTGGAGCCATTTTGGATAGTTGGGCTCAATGGTTTGATTCGTTATTTGGATGTGTCGATCTGACACCAAGCACAATTATACAGTGTATGAAATACTCCCCAGTTGTCGTTAATATCGCGCAAGAAATATCTGATATGCTATTTCCTGATAGCGGTACTCTACTTTCTCCTGTTTTTGTTGATCTTGTGCCATCTGCTAGCGACTCTGCACCTGAAATAGTTGAATCCAAATCTAAACCTATGTTTGACGTGTCATATACAGTGGCCGAACGTCCGTGCTCGTATGCCAGCTGCGATCCTGCTGAGGTACCTGGAGATGGAGACTGTTTTTTTCATTCATTGGTCGCTTTGGGACTTAGCGACTGTGTGGATGATTGTAAAACAGAACTTCTTAAATATTTACCAGAGTTAAATGTGTCTTCTATTACTTTTAATCAACAGCGCGATATTTTGTCTTCGAGAGCAAGTTCAGATTCAAACAACTGGGCTGATAATGTTACGATTGCGATTGCCGCTTCTTATTATAAATGCTGTCTTTGCATACATCGGTTTGATGGTCAGTTTGAGCTTTATGGTGACAAAACACAGTCTACATTCCATATTAATTATACTCCGAATCATTTTAGACCTATTTTACTCGGGAAACCTTCTAACTTGTCCTTTGTTTCTATCGCTGTTAAAGCTGGTGACCCGGAAGGATATACGTCCGTCCCTTACTTGGAAACTGATGAATTGTTTGTTAATCATCCCGATTATCATGATTGGTGCACTAAATATTCGTTGCCGTTGCCGTCATTAGATTTAGTTAAGAATCGATCGTACTATAAAATACGTGATATTCTTACTTACTTTAAAATAAACGTTAACGGGTTGCGTATACTTGACGTTGGTTCTGGTCCGGGTGGGTTTATTAAGAATTTTTTGGATGATGACCCTACACATATTGATTATATTACACATAACGATTATCCTCTTAAATTAACGTCATCAAAATTACGACAGTTACCGATTAATAAAGTACCGGACTATAAATATGACCTAATATCGTATGACGCCGTTTCACCATCCGCCCAGTTACAGTCATTTGAAAATAATATGGAGACATATGTAACTTATTTTCCGGATTTAATTGACAATGTTCACTCTGGTGGGGTTATGATCGTTAAATACTTCTTACCTCAGTCTGGTATGGCTATTACATTCTTAGACAAGATTTTTCGTTGTTTCCGTGAGGTATACCTCGTGCGATCCTCGTTATCGTCGTTATTTAATATAGAGTTTTACATAATCGCTATTGATAGACTTGATTATCCTATTGAACGTCGAGTCTCTTTAGAGACCTTAAACACTATGCGTGATGTTGCTGCTCAGTATAAACAACAATTGTTGACTAAAGGCGTTATTAACTTGTCATATGATTCCTACCAATTGGCGGAGTTAATTGATTATCGGCGTGATTATTACGTCTCTGATAATCGTGGGGGTTACGATTTGTATAAAGTGAGGCCGAATCCGGACTCTCCTATTCAGCGACGTGCGTTGGTTGATACTGATATGGACCAGTTTGTTAAACTTATAGAAGAGGACGAAATTCTGATTACTAATATTTTGGTTGATAATAATATTCCCTCTAAACATAATATTAGTCCGAAGAATTTTTTGGCATATTTAAAATTAATGTTTGCATATGTAAAGCCTGTTAGACACGCTATATTAAAGATATTGACTGTTTTACCTTCACTTAAACGTGTGTCTTCATTTATAACCTTACAATTAAAAGATGCTTGGAAACAAATTAATTTTAATTCATCTTCGGGCTGTCAACATGCTACGGGGTCATCGTTTTATAATGTTTGTTATCTCTGCGATAATACGTACTATTTTTGCTTCACTCCAGATTTGATCCTATCTATTAATCGGGTATCAACCGGCAATATGGTCGAGTTTTTACGTGACTTTGGATTTGTATTAAAGTCCTGTAACGCTGTTAGTGTACCTCCCGTTCTGGTTCCGATATCATCAGATTTACTTAAAGAGGCTACGGTTACTGAGAAAACGGAAGACCGAATTAAGGAGAATAATGTAGTTGAAGATGGAGTACCTAATAAAGAAGCGAATGATGAACCGTTATCTATTATTGAGGATCATTTCTCTGATTATCAACCTAAAGACTATGGTGTTGGATTGGGGGCAGCGTTTCGTGAGTTGTCGGACCTTTGGACCCAGTCGGTGTCCGCTTGTAAGACCGATTGGGAACTGGATGCGGCTTACTTGCGCACTAACTCCTCACCGCTTAGTATACTTGCTCATTGTGCTCGTAAATCTGAACCGTATTTTGTTTGTTATGAGGGAAAATTTTATCCGTACACTCCTGAGGAGTTTTCACCCATGTATGTTTATGACTTTAATAATAACCAATTGGTGCGTTTTGGGCCGGATAGAGCTACTTCAGAACTGCCAAAAAATTTTTTCGTCGATAAAGACTTATTTGTTTATCTTGAACCGGAATTGGTAACTAAATTTGGTGCTAAGCTTGATGATATATCCAAATACTCCTTTACGGGTAAAATCGAGTTCATCACGGGACCTCCCGGATGTGGAAAGACAACCGCTATCTGTAATCGTTATAAACCGGGTCAACTTATATTATGTGCCACGACTGCTGGCGTTGAAGATTATGTTCAGAAGTTGAACTATCCAAAGCGATCTAAAAGCGTTCGTACTGTGTATTCTTATGTTATGAATGACGACTCAAATTTCGATACTGTATATTTCGATGAGGTGCTTATGGTCCACCCAGGATACGTTCAGTTAGTACTGTATCTTACAAAATGTAGAAATATAATTATGTTTGGTGATTATCGACAAATTCCTTATTATCCAAGAATAGCTTATGAAATTAAATATGCCAAACTTATTGATATTGTTCAACCAGATCAGTTTATACCCGTAACGTATAGGTGCCCTCAGGACGTCGCCCGATTTTTGCAAAAGTACTATCAACCTGACAAATTTGATTCGAAAAACTCTGTTTCTAAATCTATCTATCCAATGACTTACTCGGGCGATATTACAGAATTACCTATTGACCACGAAGCTGTCTACTTGACTTTTATGCAGGACGAAAAGAATCAGATTGAAAAGAACCTTGGTGTGAAGGTTTATACTATTCACGAATACCAGGGTAAACAAGATAGACATGTTATTTTGGTTCGTGTTAATTATAAAGCTTGTAAAGTGTACGATAGTGTACCCCATTGGATTGTCGCTATATCTCGTCATACCCAATCCTTTAGGTATTATGTACCATCAACGTTATCTCCACCTGATAAATTTTTTGTTGAACTTACTGATTTTATTAATAAAGGTGGCTATTTACTAACTAAAGATTATTTACCTTCGTACTTGAAATTTGTTTCGACATCTGACGCCCCTATTTCGTCTGTCGGCGGGCATTTGTTTTTCCATTCATCTAGTTTGTATGACGATAGATATGTGAACATATTGTCAAAAAAAACGCTTAAAAAATTTTCTATTGGATCGGTTGATATTTATTTTGGTAAAAGAAAGATTGTTGTAGCAAATGGATTGGATGCACCCGTAATGGACGTGCTACGTTTGTTAGGAATATCTCATATACATATGCCCGATTATACTAAGAGGTTTACGTCGAAACAATTTTCATTATTTTCAAAATACAATATAAAAATAACAATACATTCCCGTAAATTAACTGTAATAAGTTCGGATTCCGTGATGCGCGTGTTAAAAAAGAACTTGCTACCTGTGGTAGACGAATTCCGATATAGTGGTGAACTTTTATCTCCAGTTATTACGGAATATCCTGTTGTTACATTACCCAAAATATTTGCAAAAATAAATGATAAGACGCAAATAAATTATTTTTCACTTAACCAGTGTTTGTATTTTACTGTTATTCCCGATCCGTGCTTTCCTGCTACGACGTTTCGATTTTCTGTTTCTTTTTCATCTACTGCCAAATATCAGCGTTATACTAAAAGTCGTAGTGCACGAGATTTTGTTATATATTTGCAATCATTTGTGTCGTCGTACTTTTCAGGTATTGACAGTTATGATTATTCGAAGGACGTGTCTATAGTACAACAATCCGACAAAATTTATACTCTTGAAAACGTATCTTTTGTTACAAATTCTGTGTCTAAACCCTATACGATTCCTGATAACGTTATACCTCGGTTAATTACGGGTATCGGGTACGATCGTCCATACAATACGAATGAACTACTCTTAGCGTTGTCTAAGCGCAATATGGCCGTGCCTAAATCTGATACATTATATGTTTATTACTCCGATGCAAAACGTGCATTTGAGAATATGTTGAGGACTTTTTGCGACTCAGTTTCTTCATTTCCTGATTTGGTTGTGTCATCCGCTACGGTTTATGAGTGGTTATCCACTCAGGACGTTTCAATTCAAAAGCAGTTTACTAATTTGTCAATATATGATTTACCTTTAAATGAGTACTCAGTTACCATAAAGAAAAATCCTAAACCATTGCTTGATTTTTCCGTATTTACTACTTATTCTGCCTTACAAACTATAGTTTTCTCGTCAAAAGATTATAATTCTTTTTTTTGTCCAATTTTTAAACTCGTGAAAGAACGGTTGATGTCGATATTGAAGCCTAACGTTATGTTGTTTACGGATTACTCTCCAGAGGAATTTACAGTTCGGTTGAATAAACTTGGCTTTGATTCCTCACGCTTTTGTCATTCGCTAGAAATTGATTTGTCTAAGTATGACAAGTCCCAACAATTATTTCACCTAGTTGTTGAGTGTTATGCATTATCTTATTTTGGCGTTCCTGACGTTATAGTCAAAATGTGGTTCCACGGACATTATTATACGAGGGCTCGTGACCAACAAACTAAGACAGTTTTTACCTCGTTTTGTCAACGTAAATCCGGGGACCCTTCTACTTGGCTTGGTAATACTTTGATCAATTTAGTAATGCTTGCCGATGTTCATCGGCCTGGCGTAAATGATCTTATATATTTATTTTCTGGCGACGATTCTCTCGTTCTTTCAACACATCCAGTTAATTTGAATGTGGAATATTTGAAGAGGAAATACAATTTCGATTCTAAAGTGCTTGATTATAAATACTCTTTGTTTTGTTCGAAATTTATTATTCGACATAGCGGACTGTTTTACTTTCTTCCCGATATATTTAAAATGGTGGTTAAACTTGGGAGAAGGGATTTGAAGGATAAGTACCATCTTGAAGAATATCGTGTGTCCTTTTTGGATAATATTAAAGCGTTGATTGCTCCTGAGTCTGTGTTACAAGAACTTTATGAGGCAATTAAAGAGAGATATCCTGGTATTGTTATTCCACCTGACTTAGTTGATACTTTGTTTCTTCTTGCTAGTTCAGACGAGAATTTTAAAAAACTTTATATACCTAATAAAGAATATGATTTAAAACATGGTAATATTAAAGATATATAATGTTAGCATAAATCTACTACAATGATTCTCTTATTATTCTGTTTATTTCCTGCGGCTCTTGCCATTTGTTCGGTGCCACTTGAGTATATTCATAATACCTATCCGGATTCTGTGCCATATTTTCATTCTCAAACTGAATATCGTGATGTTATAATTCACCAGTTTCGTACTAAATGTGTATTTCTTTACGATGATAAAACTATTTTTCACCGTAAATGTCCTGTTCACTACTCTTGTGGAGATATGGAGGAGATCACTATTTCTGATGGATTCTTTTCGTCATCTAAGGTCTGTTATCCTAAACCTACATCCTACAAATACGCACATAATCCTAAATCACTGATCGTGGATGATGGTAAGAAGTATCCTACTATTTTTTCGTATCCTCATGGTAATCGTATTGCGTTAATGTATAATTATGTTGATGGAAAATCTGTGTACTATGTTACCTCTAGAGCATGTGTACCGGATACTGATCATAGTGTTTTCGTTGATGGTAATTATCTTAATGTTACTTTTTTCGATTCCGACCGCTGCGCTATTTATCCAATTTCACATTATGTTAACCCATCATTTTATATTACGTATCCGGTTAAATCAGATCCATGGTACTCATACTGTGAAGGTCACTTCACTCGTTATGTTACCGGTGGAGTTAAAATTAAAATAGATATATTTGGATATGTGTCTACGGATTACGATAGTGCCGAGGCTGTTAGTATTCCAGTTGAAAAATTTACAAAAAATGTGAAATACCATTTGTCCACATTTTCTTATACGTATGGAAATATATTTACGGATATAATGGAGAAGTTCTTATTGCAGTTTGAAGAAATTATAACATATATATTTCAAATATT